CGCCGCCGCCGACGCCGCCGCCTACGCCGCCGCCTACGCCGCCGCCTACACCGCCTCCGCCGCCTACGCCGCCTCCGCCGCCGCCCGACAAGCTGAGTACGAAGATCGTGTTGATGCGATTGCTTGGATTATTGAAAACGATAAGCAAGCTGGGGGGGGGGGGGGGGGGGTGAATGAACTGCAAAAAGCATCCTGACGCTTATCCAGCAGGGCCTTGTCCTAAATGCCTAAAGGAGGCAGAGCAAATGACCAACAAGCCAAAGTCCGATGAGGAAAGCCTCATAGAGTTCAACCGTCTATACCCGCAAGGCTCCGGCGTTGATAATCATAAACGGGAATGCCTCTGGTTTGCCTTTCGTGATGGCTGGCAAGCCGCACGAGCTGCACAAGGTGATGAGATTGTGGCGCTAGCTAATCACTTAAGAGAAGCCCTCCTCCGCGCAGAGGAACATAGTGAGGGGTGTCTTTATTGCGGTGAAGGAGAGATTGTTGACGGAAGTACGACCAAAAAACACCAGGATGAGTGTTGGTTTTATCAGGCGGAAAGAGCGTTGCAAGCCATCGAGAAGAAAGGGGGCTCAGGTGAGTGAACTGGGTGAGCTTTACAATGATCTCAAAGAAATTGGGAAACAAAAGAGATCTCAGAATCTAGACTCTTCAGTTAAAATTCTTTTGGATCGCAATATCAGATTTAACCAACTCTCAGATTCGCATTACCGCGTGGGCAACTATGATTTCTGGCCTTCAACTGGACTTTTTATAGAGATAAAAACCAAAAAACGAGGACGCGGAGTTTTCAATTTAATTCGCAAGGTGCAAGGGGTCTAGCGTGAGTGAGAATAAGCCACGAGAGTGGACTATGGCTGAATCAATCCTGCACTTTCAAAACGGAGTTGGAGCAGTTGGGCCGATGATCAAAGTCCGCGAGGTCACCCAAGAGGCCCAGCCGAGTGCACTGGATCGGATCGAGCCATACAAGGAAGGCGATGTGCAGACCGCCAATGGGCTGACGACTTGTACTCTTAGATTTAAGCCAGCTCCGCCTGAATCCCCCCAAAGCGCTGTGGCCGAGGTGAGTGAAGAAGAAATTGAACAAGCAGCCGATCAGTTTGACAATCAAATCAGTAAAGATGACCCAGCAGATGGATTTACCGATACTTTCAGTTTTCGAGCCGGCGCAAAATGGGCCTTTGCAAGATCTAAGCAGCTTCACTTAAGTCAACTTACGGCTTCCTCTGAATCCCCCCAAGGGTCTTCGTCCGGTAAAAGTAAATCTGCGGCAACCGACAGTGCAATTTCTGCGCTCGATGCGTTATTGCAGCTGCCCGATAACGAACTTAAGACTTTGGCCGATTCGCATTTCGAAACGGGTATTGGCCGTCTTATTGTGGATTCTTTACCGCACTTAGCACGTCCATTTACGGCTGAAAGCGAGACTGGCGAGCTGCCTGACTGCTTTGGAAGAAAAGACGCGCGAGATATCCTTGAGCGTAGTCAAATGCAAGATCGAATCGCTGAACTCGAGGCGGAAGAAAAGAAAATGCTCGCAAGACTTCACAGGCAGTCGGGCATTATGGCTGACAAGGATAAACGCATCGCTGAGCTTGAGGTCAAAGAAAAGAAAATGCTCGCAAAAATTCTCCGGAAGTCGCGTGTTATGTTTGAAAAGGATAAACGAATTGATGAGCTCGAGGCTGAAAACGACGACCCCAAAGCAAAATTATCAGGTGTTTAAGCCGCCACGAATTCTCTCATCAATGAATGGGAAAACAAATGAAAGAACTGAAAGAGTTAAAAAATAGATGGGAAAAAGATGAAGGATCTCTCAATGCTTTTGAGATGCACCACTTCGTCAACTTGTTACTTAAAGACAGGGTGGCTCTGATTAATCTTGTTGATCAATTGGCAGATTCGATTGAATCGGTCAGGGATCACCTCAAGTATCTCCATCAATCAAAAGTTCCCATGGCCAGTCACTTTGATCATATCGTCACAACCGGATCAGCCCTCGTGGCCTACAACGAATTTAAGGATAAACAAATATGAGTATTGCATTGAACATTTTTTGTATCTTCATGATTTTGATTGGTTCTGGTGGTATTTACATGAATTACCATCTCCATGATCCCGTGACACCGGAACAGATGGAACAAAACCGACAGTTTATTTTGTTTCAAAGATCTAAAGACGATGAGATTGGTTACTTACGAAAAATATTTGGCGATTACCAAAAAGAATTACAAAGAGTCTATGCCTCACCAATTCAAAAGATCGACGGTGAGTATTATTACATGGTTAAAATTAACAAAGATTTTGGTGTTATTTTAAATAAGGAGCACAAAGATGACCGATAAAGTGATCAACATGAAAAAAGTACCTGAACAAAAGACATCTCGAATCACGGCGGACATCACCTCCGAGGAATTAGTTGACTGGGTCAACTCGGTTCTCATGCTTTTACTGGACCAAAAGAAACTTGATCCAATCAGGGCTTTGGTCACCAAGCAAGAGGCGACCAGACACCTTCAGGAAAGGTTCTGCATCAAGCTTGACGGTCCCGTGCAGTTCACTCCGAACAAAGAGGATAAGATCTAAATGATCATCACACTTGAGGAAAGAAATTGTGATGGTTGCGGAAGGACATTTAAAGTGTCGACCTCCAGCGAACAACGGTTTCATTCGGTTCAGTGTGAGTTATCGGGGAAGACATGGGACAATCCATCGAAGAAAAAAGAGCCAAAGCGAGAGAGCGTTACCGTCAACGATACGCCACCGACGAAGCCTTTAGACAAAAAGAGTCATTACGGAGCGCATCTCGGAGTGTGGAGTACAACCAAAGAGCTAAAGAGAGAGCCAAAAAAAATTACAACCGTGAGCGAGACACCAAAAGAAAACGAGAGTACGTCAAAAAATGTCGAGACACCGTTAACGCCTATCGAAGAGAGTATTATGCCAAAAACCGAGATCACCTCAGAGAAGTCATCTATTCCAGTCGCAAGGATCGCAACCCCGCGCACGGACTTAACGCAGCCATACACCGACTTAAGCGGGGAGATCTTTCGATCCGTGAATTTGTTGAGCTCTACGGAGACGCGATTGCACGAATTAATGCACTCGTTGACTCCAAAAAAAGAGGAACCGGAGAATGAGTACCGACTCATCGATCCCGACCGGGTCAAAGTCGCGGCGGAGTGCGGCAAACAAATTGTGAGCTCCATTCGGATGAAACTTGATCTGCTCAAATTTTGTAAGGAGATTAAAGATTCACAGGGGAATTGATAAATGACACAGGTCTTTCGTACGGCGTTGATCCTTCTTTCTCTCGTCCTCGTCTCGTGTACGACCCTGCAAAAGTCCACCAACCCTCCACCAGTGGTTCAGCAGCCCATCGGACCCTTGGCCTGGGAATCAGCGAACCCCCAAGCCTCAGCCTGGTCCACGGAGCTCAGGGACCAAATATCGAACAACTTCTCAGACCTCTCCGCCGCCACCAACTGGACTGATTATTGCCCAAAATTTAATCAAATAGACATGACTCACCAGATTGAGGTCATGGCCACCATGATGGTGGGGATCTCGCTTTTTGAGTGCGACTACCAATACCAGGACATCACCCCCGATGTGGCCAACACCAACTCCATTGGTCTCTTTCAGCTCTCCTACGAAGACCACATGAGTTGGTGTTCAATGAGTGCTTCGCTCAAGAATTTGACGGATCCTCTCGTCAACATTGATTGCGCCGTCCCTGAGATGGGACATTTAATCTCTCAAGACAGTGTCGTGAGTTACGGAGGACGGACCGAGTTTGATCAAGGTCAGGCAAAAGGACTTGCCCGGTACTGGTCAACGATGTGGTCCAGCTCCGCCTCGTACCCGCAAATCAAAGCCAAAGTCCAGGCACTGCCCTACTGCCAGTGATCCCGAGAAAACACCAACCCCAGTACAAACTCCCCCCTTTGGTCACCCGAAAGTGCAGGACCTGCCTGAAAACTTTTAAAGTGAACAAATCTTGTGCAAATCGCCACTGCAGCACACTTTGTCAGAGAATCTCTACGGAAAAAGAGGGCAAGCCATGAACCGAGAAACGAAACGTAAGATTGAAAAATACGACCAAGCCGCCAAAAGAAGTGCAAAAAAGAGATTAGAACAAAAAGCCAAGGACGCCATTCTCCGTGGCCAACTTTTAGGGGCTGAGCCCAAGATGAAGATGACGGTCCTGGACGCAGTGAACGCCTACATCACCATTGGAAAGTCTGCCGAAGAGGCCGCAAAAAAAGTGATCCAACTTTACAAGTCACAATTCGATGTCGACATCACAGATGAGCTCCTGGATCAGATGGACGCCAAAATGAAAGAGCTCAAAGAAGATCCCCGAAAAAAAAGAACTTAACTATAAGTGTCAAAATAAATGTTGCGACAGGTCGTAAGTCGTGTGAAAATGCCTCCATGAAGCCTGACAACAGCCCTCTCATGAGAAGAGCAAATGAGCTGATTGCCGACTTAGAGGATCTCGAGCAAGACCTTGAGACCAACGAGAACTCCCATTATCGGTATTTCAAAGCGGCTCAAGAGATCAAAGCGAAGAGACAGGAATTGGAAACGATCCGGTCTATCGTTGAGGCCTCGGCTCAGTAAAATTGCCAACTGGCATAAATCCTCCTAGCCTCAGGGGATGATCATTCAATCCGTCATTCTCAAAGACATGCCCATCCCGCCCTCGGCCAACGCCCTCTGGACCCCAATCAAAAAAGGCAAAATGGTGAGGTCCGCTCAGTACAACGTCTACGAACGGATGGTCATCCATTGGGCCAACTTTAACCAAACCTCCCTCAACATGGCCCGGATCCTGACCACCAAGCTTCAACCCGGGCAAGCCATTCACATTGAGCGCACCTACTACTTCCCCCGTGAACAGGTCCTCACAAAGGAAACCAAAAAAACCAAATCCCGACCAAAAAGAAACGACACTTCCAATCGGATCAAGGCCGCAGATGACGCCATCAGTGCCTTAATCGGTATCGACGACTGTTATTTTTGGGACGGAACCCACAAGAAGGTGGCCATTGATTCCGAGATTGGGTTCATGGACGTCACCCTCACCATCATCGACATCGCAGGGTTCTAAATCGGCAAATAGCCCAACAAAAAAAATGACGTATTTGCCGGGACATTTCTCAAAAACCATGAGTCATGTGTAACACTAAAACACTAATAATTACCGTAGTGTGGCTGTGTTCATATCAATTGTTCTCAGAACTCTGATGAGATCAAAAGACCTCAGGATGATAAAAAATTATCACGTTTACGGGTTAAATCGATTTTAACCGACCCACCTGATAAAAAAGGGGCCAGAGAAACCCTGGCCCCCAAAAAAGACTGCCGCAACCAACTCACTTAAGGAACCCAAAGAGTAACCCAAAATCAAAAAAAGCACAAAAAACCAGTGCTCAAACTCAACAATAAGTGCGCAAAATGGTACCTACCAGAACAAAAATTCGACAAAATGTGGAATAAACACACCCCAAACTCGTAAAAAAGGAACATTACATGCCGCGTAAGAGGAAAGTCACCCTTACACCCGAGATGCTAAAAATGGTGGAACAGCTGGCCTTCATCAGGCTCCCCCAAGACGACATTGCCATCGCTCTCGGCATGGCACCCGCGACCTTTGAAGAGCGACTTAAGACCGATGATGATCTGCAACATGCTATTAAGACAGGCAAGTCTCGCAGTCGCGTCAAAGTGTTCAAAACTCTTTACGATTCAGCCTTTGGAAGAGAACCAGTCAGAGATGATCACGGGAACATTATCCGAGAGGGAAGGGACCCAGATCCCAGACTCATGATGTATTGGTGTGATACTCAGGAGAGATTTGTTAAGTCCAGTAAACTTGAGCTCACGGGACAAGATGGTGGTCCAATAAAAGTCCAATCTGTGCCGATGACTGAGGCTGAGATTTTAGCTGAGCTCGAAAGAATCGATCAGGTCTTAATTGGAAACTAAAGACCTTCTTGTTCAGAAATTACTTCTCAAACGAGAGCTGCACAAGAGGCAAGCCCGGTACAGGCTCTTGCCTTTCACGACGTACACTTTCCCGGACTATCAGGTGAACTGGCATCATGAGTTAACGTGTAATTATCTGGACGCATTCCTCAACAAAAAGATCAGAAGACTCATGATCTTTGAACCACCCAGGCACGGCAAAAGTGAGCTCACCTCGAGAAGACTTCCAGCCCTTATCCACGGACGATATCCCAATGATGAAATATTGGCCGTCAGTTACAATGCTGAACTCGCTAGTTCCATGACCATCGACGTTCAGCGAATCATGGACAACCCACTTTACGAAGAACTCTTCCCCACGGTGAGAATTGCTAAACACTCAGGTGCTAAGTACAAAAGAACCAGTGATGAGCACGAGATTATTCCCTACCAAGATCCGGTCGACAAACTCTGGCATTGGTACACGGGATCGTACAAATCAGCTGGTGTCGGTGGATCTTTTACTGGTCGAGGTGCCAACTGGTCACTCATTGATGACCCTATCAAAAACCGTGAGGACGCGGACTCAAAAGCTTTCAGAAACATGCTTTGGAGTTTTTACACCTCAACACTTAGAACACGGATGGAGGGTGAGGGAAGTATTCTCATAACACTCACCCGCTGGCACGATGACGACTTAGCCTCGAGACTCCTTCGTCTCGCCCAAGCCGATAAGACTGCGGACCAGTGGGTGGTTCTCAATCTCCCGGCAATCAAAGAACACGAGAGAGACTCTTACGATCCCCGAGAGATCGGTGAACCTTTGTGGCCAGATAAATTCTCCTATCAGGATCTCATGAAGATCAAAGCCATGGGAATGCGTGACTGGTCATCACTTTGGCAACAAGAGCCGACGGTTGAGGGTGGAAACATCATCAAGTCTGATCAAATCAAATATTACACGGTCCAACCAGAGAGATACGACAGAATGATTCAGTCTTGGGATTTTGCCACCAAAGACAAAGCGTCAAGTGACTTTACCGTTGGTCAGGTCTGGGGACAAAAAGGTGCCAACAAGTATCTCGTCGCTCAGTTCAGAAAACGTGCTTCATTCCCCGAGGCAGTCAAAGCCGTTCTCCAAATGAGTAAGGATTATCCACTCGCCCACAAAAAACTGATCGAGGGTAAGGCCAATGGTCCAGCGATCATTCAAACACTTAAGGACTCAATTTCAGGTATGGTCGAGGTCGAGCCCCGTGGGGATAAAGTGGCGAGACTTAACTCGGTGGCACCAGAATTTGAATCGGGCAATGTTTATTTGCCAGACCCATCGATTGCCCCCTGGATCGGCGATTATGTGAAAGAACTCTGTGATTTTCCTGCGGGATCAAACGATGACCAAGTCGACGGAACGAGCCAAGCCCTAGACCATCTCAGACGTGGAGGAATTCTCAGGGCCCCGATCAGTGGTCACGGGTCAGGGACGATTTACTGATCTTGCCCGAACCCGGTTTCACCGTTACCATCAGGATGAATGAAAAAACTATCGACGGGTTTTGTGGGCGGCTGGACCAGACAGGCTGGTGATGCCGCAAATGAAATTGAAGAACGGATGAGTAACCCCAAAGAGTTCTTACCGGACGACGGTGAGCTAGCACCGGGCCAAAATCCCAACAAGTTCGGCTTTGAACAAACCAAACACGACGACTTCAATGACGAGGCCCTCCCGTCCAAATTCAATTCTAAGGTCCAGAAATCTCTCGCCGCCGCGGGAAACGCCAAAGACCAAGCCATGCTTGATGAGCTAGACGCTGAGCAGTATCAAATGAATGTAAAGATCAAACCGATGACCTCTCAGTTCCCGGGTGGTCCGGAGAAGTTTTACCGAAACGAGCATGGACTTTCGGCCAAGAAGAGAATGGCGGTCCATAACCAATTGCAAGAGCTTCTTGAGATGTCTGGTTTGAAGGCCAAAGTTCAACCGATTGGGAACAGAATGGCCATTTCAGTACCCACGATGGACCATGTTGTAAAAATAGTGAATGCACTTCGCCGATCAAAAGTGTTTGATGTGGGGACTATCTTGAAAAACGACAACGGATTTGTCATTCAGGCGACTCACGCCCATTGAAAGGACTTCCATGGCCAAATCACCGGCAGATGATCCCACTATCGATCCCCACGCAACAGATCCCATGAAACTCGGGGATAATGAAAAAGCCCACAAAGAGATCGAACGTCGAATGAGACTCACCGGCAACGAACAACTTCGTTGTAAGGCCCTGCTCGAAGCCAAGGGTGTGAAGGTCATTGAGCTCATCAAAGAAGGCATGAACCTGATCCTCAATCTCCCGGGTCAAGACGTGGCCAAGGCGAAAGCCGCACTTCAGGCCGAGGGCTATGAGATTTACAAATCAACGGTGAATGGCCAAGAGGGTTACATCCTGTTTGAGGCCAAGGGCGATCAGAAGTGAAGATCACTCACATCCTGGCAATAGTCGTGATTACTATTGCCTCTCTTTATGCCCAGGCCGGTTACGTTGACGCCGGAAATATCCAATGCACCATTGGTCCCGGCACCATTGCCAACGGGACCGTTGTGGGAAACATCTCGGGTGGATCAAGTAACGCCGGTGCCGTAGTGCCCAGTGCTCTTTTTGATTCCGTCTTCGGTGGAACACAAGGAGACATTCTCTACCGTGGATCTTCTGTGTGGACGGTTTTGACACCAGGAACGGCCGGTCAATATTTACAAACTGGTGGTGCCAGTGCCAATCCCTCCTGGGGTTATGCCGTCACCTCAGGCACGGCCCCTCTTTCGGTCTCGGGATCGGTCGTCAGCCTCTCGACACCACTGGCCCTCACTTACGGGGGAACCGGAAATACGACGGGTGTTGCGACCAATATCACGGCAACCTCGAACTCAACTCTGACCAGTCTTCCAAACTACATTCCTCAATTGCCGAACAACTCGGCCTACTCAACAACCGCCACCACGATCACGACAACCAATGCTGTGATCTCAGGCATGACCTACACTGCCCCAGCCCTAGGGACCTACCTCGTTACTTTTTCAGGAAACGTGACGGCCGGTTCAAACGCCGGTGCCGTTTTGACAATCGCTATTTACGTTGGCGGATCTCAGAACACCCAGTCTCTCAGAACAATTGAACCTTATAGTTCTGCGGGATTCGCTGTTTTTACAAACTCCACAGCGGTCACCAACGCCGTTTTTACGGCAGCGGCCGGCCAGGCAATCACTATTCAGGGGACCGCAAGTGCCGGAACTTACACGATGGGCGCCCGAGAACTCGATGTTGTGAGGCTGCAATGAGTACAGAACTCTATAACATTGGTGACGTCATCCCGCTCTCGTTCACCAGAAACTTAGGGTCTGGACCAATCACGGGTTTAACGGTTTCAGCAACGGTCACCAATGCAAAAACTGGTGCCGTACTTTTAGCGTCAACCAACTTGAACGAGACGGTTTCTGGCAATGGAATCTATACCTACCTCTGGACCCCGACCGTAACAAGCAAGACAGAATGTGTGATCACCTATAACATCGGTGGGACACAATCATTTACAGAATACATGACCATCGACGACACAGATCTTAGTTCAAGGACGAGCTAAGAAACAAAAAGGAGTTTCAACATGGCGGTTCAGAAGCCCATCAGGATTTTATACCAGTCGAAAAATAAAACTACGGGCCTGACCGACGTCAAAGCCCAGTGTTATTTCAACGGTGTCGCGAAAGCCACCGGATCAGTCGGTTCTCCGATTCTTCTGACTGAAGTCGATTCAACCAACTCCCCCGGTCTTTATGAGTTGGTGATCCCTGCCGCGACTCTCACCACCTGGGGCGCACTACAAGGTCAATACAACTGTGTTGAGGGTTACATCAACTCGGCGACACAACCAGCGAGTGCTCCTTTCCGTGAAGAGGTTACGGTTGCCAACAATGATGATATTGACGTCAAACTTGGAACACCTGCGGGCGCTTCGGTTTCTGCGGACATTGCCGCGGTTCAAACAAAGTTGGGAACTCCGGCCGGTGCCTCGGTTTCTGCCGATATCGCCGCTGTCAAAACAGACACCACGGCAATTCGTGCAGACCTTGAAACTGGATCCTCATCACTCGCCACGATTCTTTCAAACATCCAGTCCCTTCAAAATGCATCAATCGGTAACGGCGTCGGATTTGTTTTGCCCCAGATGCTCATCCCCGTTTCTGGAACAAATACTTACAAAGTCCCGATCACCATCGTTGACAACAACGGTGCATTGATTGACCCCAATACCAACACGATCACCGTCGGTTGTTTAAACGCTGCCGGAACAGATCGCGGTTCTTACTTAGCTGGATCTTCTGGAACTCCGGCGACCGTCGTCGCAACCAGAACATCCGTTGGTCAATATTATGTGACCGTGAATATTCCCACGACTGCAATCGAAGAAGAGTTGGTCTTTAGTTTCTCTTACATCATTGGTTCAAACTCGATGATTCGTTACGGACTCTCTCAAGTCTTGGTTGACGGTGGTGCCGCAGGTTACGCCCTTCAATCGACACTTCTTAGCGTTCAGACCGCAGTCAATACGGCCAATTCAACATTGACCAACTCGACTTACGGTCTCTCTGCACTCGATGCAATTTTGGCCAATGGAACGTATGGTCTCGCGGCCCTTGGCGCGATCTTAGGAAACGGAACTTACGGTCTTAATGCACTTGAGTTGATTTTGACGAACGGAACTTACGGGTTGTCGGCTCTTCAGGCTTTGTTGGGCAATGCGACTTACGGACTGTCGGCACTTCAGGTTCAGGGAGCAACAACTCAGGGTGTCGGATTTACGGCTGGTCAAGATGATCTACACTCGATCTCGACATTTGTGAGAGCAAATATTTATTCCGGCGGCAGAGCCATTTAAGGTTGGACGTTGGGTTATTTGGGAGTTCCTTACAGAATTTTGTATCTGGCAAAAGGGTACAGAAGTGGTCTCACGGACGTCGTAGCTGTCGTCGTGAAACCGAACGGCGGAATGGTCGGTGTTTTTCCCATGCGGGAATTCCCGGCCCCGTTCACTGGTCAATATTATTACGACTACCTCAGTGGACAAGGTGACCCCCAAGGAGAGTATTTCTCTCTGGTCATCTCACCCACTGAGCAGACTCAAGACTCGGCCAGGATTTCTCTTTACAACCCCGTGCCGACCACGATTCAAGCGATCAGTCAGACCCCGGTCGCCGTCTCTGGTCTAGTTAAAACGGGATCAGTCGTGGGGTTTGTTCAGTCAGACGACGTGAGTGGGGCCACTGGAAACAACCCATCTGTTCAAGGTGCCACGGGATCAGTCCAGGCCGTTGGACAAGTGGGTACTGACAATTTAAGTGCATCAGTTCAGAATTCACCTATCATCAATGGTGAAGTCACAACCGGAGGGATTATTTAATGGGATGCTTAGACCCGCAGCCACAAAACGCCGTGATTCAAATCATCAGGGGTGAGGACATCCCCGTCTCGGTAAGGCTCGTTGACGCCGCAACCGGACTTCCTTTTGACCTCACCAACGCCACCGAGATTGCGGCCCTCTTTTTAAACGCCGATGGAACCTACCTGACAAAACTCTTCTCGGCTCAACAAATCTCAATCATCAGCGCCCCAGGGGGTTACTTTCAAATTCAACTCCTAGCTGCAGATACGGCCCTACTCGCTCTCTCGGCCATTCCTGGGTTGTCGAGTTTTGAGGTTCACATCACAATCGCGGGTCTTAAAACCTACGTTCAGTTGATCAATTCCATTCAGGTTATTCAGACACTTTTTCCGTAGGAGTCAGCCATGGCAGGAAAGCCAAGCGAAGGCCAAACGATGTTGGACTGGATCGACGACGTTCCACCCAACATCAAGACCGAACTAAAAAACAGGTACGACGAGCTGACCCACTTGGAACAAGAACAAGTTCAGATGGGTACGGCCGTACCTCAACTCTACGGATCTCTCTCAAGGTTCGTTGCCAACCCGTCCACCGTCTCGGTTGAAACCTTCAAACGAATGCTTGATACCGACGAGACTCTTAATGCCGGGATCAATTTCATGAACCTTGCCATGATTGCCCGGTTTGGTGAGTACATTCATCCGATCCCCAAGATCCAAGCTTTCGTTCGTAAGGCCCTTGAGATGATGGAGGGCTCTTGGCACGAAAACTTAGACGAGATGCTCTCAGCAGAGTGGTCAGGTTTTAGCGTCACGGAGCAGGTGTGGAGATTCGAAGAGGATTTTGACGGGGCCCCTGCGTTTTTGCCAAAGAAGCTTGTGACTTATGCGCCGTTGACCATGGTTTTTGCGGTGAATCGTCACGGTGAGGTTTTGCCTGATGGGATTTTTCAGTACCAAAGGTTCCACAACACTTTCATGAACTCCTACGTTTATGGAATCAACAATGGAGACTTGGATGGATTTCGCCCAGACCTTTATGCTTCTGTCGGTGATTTTCCATACCCTATTCGTATCAGTGCTGATCTCACTTACCTTACGGTCAAGATTCCGAAGGACCACGTCATCCACCTACGAGGTTCAGGAACAGGGAAATTTGATTCGCCTTACGGACGTTCGGTTTTCAGGTCGATCTACAAAAACTGGGTCGCAAAAGACGCCTTCTTAAAAATGTGGGTCATCGCAGCCGATAGGAAGGGAACACCCCTTCTCGCGGGCTGGGCCTCACCCAATGACACGGTTCTTCAAAACAACATGAACAACCCCAATGGTCCCGGTGTTCAGCAGATGCGTGCTGACTTGGCCATGGCGAACACCATGAAGAATCTCCACAACACTTCTTTTGTGGTATTCCCCGGCCGCAAGGATGAGGAGTATTCTCTTGAGGCTTTCCAAACTCAAGGGGACATGAACGTCTTTAAGGACGGTGTTGAGTACTTCAACAAAGCGATCATGCGTGGTCTTCTCATTCCGCCGCTCGTCATGTCGGGTGGGGACGGTGGTGGCGCTTATTCTTTGGGCCAAGAGCACCACAAGATTTTTCGTCAATCAATTGACGGTAAACTAAAACCTTACAAACAAGCGATCCTTCAGCAGTTCATTCGTAAGATCATCGCCTACAACTTTCCTGAGAAGGAATGGCGTGCACAAGGAATCGGTGATTTCATCGTTGAGGAGTTTGATCCTGAGGTGATGGAAAAACTGGCCAATATTTACAACACACTGACCACCGCGGGATTCATGGACCCTTCTGAGCAGGCCGACATGGATCAGGTCAGACAAAAAATGAACCTTAAACCCGGTCTAGCGAAACCCAAACTTCCTCTGATGGGATTTGAAGAACCAGATCCTGCGGAAGAATCGACCGCTGACCAAAAACCAACCGAGCAGGACAATGAGTAAATACGAAGCCACCAAGTGTGAGGGCCCCATCATTGAACCCATGAGTTTTGAGGAGTCCGAAAGGATTCATCAGTCCATGTCCAAAACCATTCTGGGATCCGCTGAAGACTTTAACCGTCTCATGCGATTTTTTGCCCAAGCCACTCAGGCCTACGCAGAGCTGGCCGGTCGCAAAAAAATTGAAGGCAAGGAAGAGGCCTTTAAGTTTTACGCTGGGATGGTGGATGGTTTAAGACTCGCGCAACAAACCATTATCGAATTCGAAGAGAAAACATTTCTTGATCCGCTCACATGAAGTGACTGGGATGGGTTGGTACCTTCCTTGCCGAGTTGGAGTCTCGGGCGGATCACCATTTAGGTGACCATGAAGTGGATGAAGAAATACCAGGCTCACTCCTGGTCCATTCAAGACGATCTCATGAACAGAACCATCAAAATGATGGAGATCATGATGTTGGGGATGCTCGAGAAGATCTCAACTGAGTATCTTGAGACCGGGTCCTACACCAAACCGTCTGATCAACAAATGTACCTGGTTATGGAGAGGTTTTACTCCCAAGTGGTTCACAAAGCCTACGGTGTCAGTCAGGTAGTAAAGCAGGTCCAGGGGTTCAAGCCGCAGAGTGACAAAAAAAAGTTGGGCAAATTACCGTTGGGTATTCCCAATCGACTCCCGCCCTTGGTCAAGTTCTTCTCGAGCAAACGAATGTGGCCAACGATGCAGCGGCGGGGCCGGATCATTGTGGGGAAACTTCAAAAGGCCTACTTTAAGAAGCTTGATCGTAAGTTTGCCGAAATTGGTCCGGCACTTCAAAGAGGAGAAATTTCTCCTGAAGAGGTCAAAAAAGAGCTTCGCGAAGCCTGGAAAGCAACAAAAAGTCGCGTTGAAACCATTTTTCAAACAGAAACGACGAACTACTTCAACAAAGTTCAGGTCAGTTTCTTCAACGATGACGAAGACATTATTGGTTTCTTGTTCCAATCCAATCGCGATAGCTCGACCACAGACATTTGTCGCAAAAGAGACGGACTGATCTATCGTCCAGGTACTCAATTGCTCAAAGAGAACACCCCCGCATGCCACTGGCGTTGTCGGAGTGAACTGATTCCTCTTGCAAACACTCCACAAAACCTTAAGATGTTCAAAGACACCAATAGAGATCCAAATAAACGACGAGTTCCACCATTACCTCCGGGATGGGTGGCGGGACGGAAATAAGGACAGGGATGCCCTTTAAGCGTTTGAAGGATGCGACAGGAACCGTCGAGAACTCGGAGAGTTCAAGCGGTGACTCAGATTCTTCAATTATTCGACCAGCGATTCTTGTCCACTCGGGTCCCGAGGGAGAAGGCGTTACTTATCAATCAATGGATGGTGAGACCAAACCATTCGATGCTGATCGAATCAAACGTATCGTCGAAAATCAAAACGCTCTCTTGGAAGACATCGCTAAACAGTATGGTGGTTGGGACAAAATGCCTCCTGGTGCCTTTCCCCCTATTCTCGACACTCATGATCCTGATTCATCGGGCAACGTCTACGGACGAATGACCAGTAAACTTCGATTAGAAGTTCGTGATGTTCCTAAGGTTGGAAAAAATGTTGCGTGCGCCGTTACCGATCTTTTGTTTCTGGGAGCAGAGAATGTCCAGAAGGTGAAAGATGGTCGAGTTTATCACTTAAGCGTGGGAATTGACGAACTGGCTGATACCCTAGGGGAGATCAGTTCCGTTGTTGAACCCGCGGCTCCCGGTGCCATGCTCCTTAGTAAAGGCAAGAAAACAATTAAAGGAGACAATTCAATGTCTAAAAAATCACTTCAGGCATCAAAAGCACGCATGAGCAAACTCAGCGCGATGAAAGAAAACCTGACGAACATGAGTTCGAAGCTGGTTACCACCAAGGAAAGCGTTCGCTTGGCAAAAGCAGAAGGTCAAATTATGACCCGCTTAACTGCTCTTGCAAGAGCCGGAAAACTCACTCCCGCTGAAGTGAAAAATCTTAAAGGAAGCCAAGTCAAACACATGGCCGCACTTCCTCCCGAGATGCTCGAAACCGTCATGAAGTCTTACGAAGCTCTTGAGACCAAGGTAGTCATTGGTCAACGCGGATCTTCGGACGCTTCTCAGACAGTTGATTTTGGTGGAATGGGCAAAGAACTTGAACGTCGTCAAATCTCAAAACTGAAGGCCCAAGTTCGTGGCGAGATGAAAAAACTCGGCGCGAAACTTAAAGAAGATGGTGAAGACGACAAAGACCACGGCGACAAACACGAGATGTCTCATAAATTGAGCGACGAGGCTCAAGAATCTCACCGTGCTAAAAAAATGGGTGAAGAGCACGAAGAGCGTGGTCACGCTTCTCCCGAGATGAAAGAACATTTGGCAAAAATGGCCCACCACCTTGAGAAGGGTGATCTTGAGGGTGCCAAATCTTGCCACGCCGAAATGTGCAAAATGGCTTCTGAAGGTAAATCACTCTCTGCAATGGACGACGTTCATTCTGAAGATGAAAAAAAATCCATGGAAGCATTGGAGTCAGAGCTCGATGAGGTGAAAACCAATTTAGCTCGAATGGCCGGAATGGTTGATGAGCTCATGAGCTCTGAAGCCGAAGAAGGTCACGACTTCGAAAATGGCGCAGCCGGTGAAGAAGGCCACGCTGGAGCAAAAGCTTAAGTTCAACTTTTTTAAAAGGAGTTCAAAATGTCTCAACCCGAATTAAGAGATGCCCTGTTTATCCAAACGGATAGCCGCTCGAATTTTAAACAGATCATCGCCAAACGGCCTGATCTTACGAAGTTCAACGGTGGTCGTTTAACACCTTCTCTCGTTGGAACTTACCAGTACGCTGGTCTTGTTCTTGGTTTTGCAGCGACTGGTGCCGACGCCGGTTACTACAAAGCTTACAACTCTGCCAACACAGACGGATCACAAGTGCCCGTTGGTGTTTTAGCTGAAGACGCAAACATCGATGCAGCCGGTAACGGTTCAGAGATGAAGTGGATCAGTGGTGGTCAATTGATCCAAGGACTTTTGATCGGCTTGGATGCAAATGCGATCACTTTGCTAAAAGCAAATAGCTACACAGAGCAGGGCTTACAAATCTTAGATTTTTAAATTTTAATTAGGAGGCTTTCATGTCTACAGTTTTTGCAGCGGAGCACACGCGGGTACTTCAAGAAGTCATCCGTGAAATTGAAGTCGATCCCACGGAGTTTTTGGGAGTAAAATATCTCCCCACGGTTGAGATCCCTTCAACAACTGTGTTCGTGGATGTCTTGGAAGCCCGTGGCGGGATGGTCCAAGAGCACACGAAAGGTGCGGACCCCAAGGGTTCTCAACGTCGTCAATTCAGAACTCAACAATTCGCGCCCGGCGCGTACAAAGAGTTCATCCGTTTTGACGAACAGGATATCTTGAACCTTCGTGAGCTGGGTTTAAACGACCTGTCGAAACGTGGGATTCGTCAACACTTAAACGAGAATGCTCTCGTGTTGAACAACCGCATTGAGACTCGTATTGAGCTCTTGCGTTGGCAGGCGATTTTCAATGGAAACTACGTCTACGACGGTCGCACCATCAACTTTGGTGTCCCCTCGCAGAATCAGGTTTCTCCGGCGAACTCGTGGGGAATGGTCACAGGCGGTAACTACGTTGCCAACCCTGCGGCGACCCCTGTTCAGGATTTGCGATTTTGGACACTCGGTGGGTATAGCCCTTTCCGAAAATACAAGATCACAAAAATTATCATGAACCCGAACACCGCGCGAATCGTTTTGGATAACCCCAATGTTCAGTCATTGATCCAGTACCGTTTTGCTGCTGAAACCTACAAAATGCACGACATCAATGCCGTCATGGGTTTCTTGGTTCCCGGTTGTCCCCAAATCGAAGTTTATGGCGGTTGGTATCAGTCAGAGACGCAAAATGCGACCACTGGCGAGATCACTGTCGGCGACGCGATCTATTTCATCCCCGATGGAAAGATCTTCTTTGAGGCGAAACTTCCGGATAACAACAAAATTGGAGACATGGTCATGACTCTGAGCCTTTCAAACGGTTCAGTGGACAACCCCGCTCCCGGTAAGTTCGTCTTGGTTGACGAGCACATCGAAGACCGCAAGGGCAATCCCTATATCGATTTGATCGGTGGGTTCTACGGAGCTCCTCGCCTGAAGCGATATCAGGACGTGTTGACAGCGTCTGTCTAATTGATAGAGTCGCGGGGTGGGTCTCTCACCCCGTAACTCTTTTAAAAAGGATGCTGAACA